TTAGTGGCACGACAACTGCAGCAAATGTAAATCAGTTAATTGATGCAACTCAAACTTTTACAACTTCAGTGGTTGTAGGAGATATAATAACTAATACCACGGATAATACTTCTGCATATATTACAGCTATAGTTAGTGATACAACCTTAACAATAAGTTCTGATATAATGGCAAACGCGGAAACATATAATATTTATGACCAATATAATATTACAGAAGTAGAAAGAGTAAATCAAAACAAATTGTTTTATTTAACAAGCTCTAATCTTACTTATCCTACAACGCAGTATCCTGCGTATGTTTTAGGTGGAGCAAGTTCAAATACGACTCCAGGAAACTTGGGTAATACAATAACGGTATACCCTACTACAATTATACAAGGGGGTGCAATACAAGCACAGTATATTAGATACCCGTTAGCTCCTAATTGGACCTTTTTAAGTACAACAGGACAAGACCCAATATTTAATCCAGGTGCAGCTGATTTTCAAAATTTTGAATTACCTGCGTCTGACGAACCAAATTTAGTTGCTAAAATATTACAATACATTGGTATTGAAATAAGAGAAGAGATGGTTAGTAACTTTGGTAAAAATGAAGAAATAACCGATACACAAGAAACAAGTTAAGATGACATATATAAACCAATTTCAATATTACACAAACAACGGTAACGCTCCTGAAGATGCAAATTGGGGGTCGTATCAATATATTTCTTTACAAGATATAGTAAACAACTTTATGTTAATGTATCAGGGTAATCATGAACTTATAAATAACATCAATAGGTTTCAAGTATTGTTTTATGCAAAGCGTGGTATTCAGGAATTGAATTACGACGCAATGAAAGAAATTAAAATATTACAATTAGATGTCGGTAATAATTCAAGATTTATATTACCAGCCGATTATGTAAACTGGGTAAGAATATCTCAGTTTAGAAATGGCGTTCTTTATCCTATGAGTGAGAACATACAGACTAATTGGAGCTCCGCTTATCTACAAGATAATAATGATAAAATTTTATTTGACCAAGACGGAAATGTATTGATGCCTCAAGATTCTCAAGTAGATTTAAGTAGAGGTAGAGTTGGTATATATTTAAATAGTGAAAGTATGTTTCATGGTTGTGAAGGAACATGTGTAGATAATTGCTGGTATTTTGATTATTCAGTAGGTGCAAGATTTGGTTTAAACACCGAGACAGCTAATGTGAATCCTACATTTACTCTTGACAAAAAAGCAGGAGTAATCAACTTTAGTTCGCTTGGCGGCAGTGCTTCTGTGGTTTTAGAATATGTATCAGATGGCATGGAAGGTGGTGACGATTCACAAGTAAGTGTAAATAAATTATTTGAAGAATATATTTACGCATATATTAAATATTCTATTTTGAATAGCAGATTAGGAGTTCAAGAATATATAGTAAGAAGAGCACAAAAAGATAAATCTTCTTTACTGCGTAATGCAAAAATAAGATTGAGTAATATACATCCTGGTCGACTCTTAATGAATTTAAGAGGGCAGGATAAATGGATAAAGTAATATGCCAATAGTAACCACAAATTTTATTAAAGGACGTATGAATAAGTCTGTGGATGAAAGACTTCTTCCACCAGGCGAGTATGTAGATGCGGTAAATCTACGTTTAGGTTCTACCGAAACCACAGAAGTTGGAGCGGTAGAAAATAGTAGAGGTAATACACAATTAACCACGCTTTCTTTTGATAATAAAAATCTTTCACCTAATGCAAAATGTATTGGAGCTTATGAAGATAGTGCGCTTGAAACTATTTACTGGTTCGTTCATGACCCAGCGTATGAGCCAGGTAAACGACTTGACTTAATTCTATCTTACAATACTAATTCAAACACTTTAAGATACCATGTAATTTCATTTAGTGTATTAAGATTTAACCCAGAATTTTTGGTAACAGGAGTAGAAAAAATAGAAGATTTATTATTTTTTACCGACAACTTTAATCCACCAAGAAAAATAAATGTAACTCATTCTTACGATTTCCCAGTTGGTGGTGTTGACCAAATTGTAGATGAAGACTTAAATGTAATAGTAAAACCACCAGGATATGAATTCGAGCCAGGTGTTACGCCTGTTGCAGACATACCATTGCCAGCTCCAACATTTGAGGGGTTGTCATTGCCAGGTTCAGAAAATTATATTGAAAATAGATTTCTTTCATTTGCTTATAGGTATAGATATGAAAACAATGAGTATAGTGCTATATCTCTTTTTTCACAACCAGCTTTTGCTACCAAACCTTTTAGTTTTAGTGTTAAAAACTTTAATAATGAGGGAATGGAAAACAAATTTAATGCTGTAAATGTTTCATTTAGTACGGGTAGTGAAAGAGTAAAAGAGGTAGACTTATTATTTAAAGACTCAAATAATAACAACATAAATGTAATAGAGAGATTCAATAAACTTGAAGAAGGTTGGGCAGATAATTCTATACATACTTTTCAGTTTAATAATAGTAAAATATATTCAGTATTAGGAAGTGACGAATTGTTAAGATTATATGATAATGTCCCTTTGAAAGCGAAGGGCTTAACAATAATGGGTAACAGATTAATGTATGGTAATTATACCGATGGTTTTAATATAACAAATGAAAATGACCAAAAAATAAATATTGATTATACTACAGAATTAAATTCAAGTAATGTTGACTTTACTGTAATAGATGACACTAATATATCAATAGTTAATGGTGTAAGTTATACTATAAATCCATCAGGCACTGTTACTGGTGAGAATGCAAAAGTTAATTTAGACCTTAGCGATATAGCTGACCTACTCAAAAAAGACTCAACATTAACTATAAGTTTGGTGTTGGAACACAGAGTGCTTAATGGTACATCAACGACCGATTGTTTTACTGATAACGAGCTGTTTACCAATGGTATAATTAATTTTGATATAGGTATTACTTTGTCACAAAATTATTCTTCGGTATTTGATTTTGCTCAAAGTTCTGATTTTAAAAATGCAATTGGTACTGAAGAAGGAGTCAACTTTGAGCCTATGGCAGATGCTGCTCAAGGGGGTTCTCTTACAGACCAGTTTAATAATAACTTAGCGGTGCCTTCAACTATTTGTACTTTTACAAAAGAAATTAGTGGTGTAACAAGTTCTACGGCGCAACAAGGATTTCCTATTTCTTCTGCACCAGGTAGTAATATTATTGGATTACAAGCTATAGCAATGAAGTATGTAAGTGCGGGGTCAGCTGGGCCACCTGTTGTTCCTCAGACAGATATATACGAATACTTTAGAGTTACAAGCGCCCAAGTTGTATTTGCGTCTGTTACTGATACTGGGTCATTACATAGTAATAGAGATTTTGCAACAGGCATTGTTTATTTGGATGAATATGGAAGAGCTTCTACAGTTCTTACCTCTAACTTCAATACCATAAGTATACCTGCTGCTAATAGCACGCAGATAAATAAAATAAAAGCTACAGTTGAAAATTTTGCACCATCTTGGGCTCAAAGGTATAAGTTTGTGGTAAAGCCAAGTAAGGGTAATTATGAAACAATATTTTCTAATTTTTACTATACAGTTCAAACCTCACAAGTAACCTACTTTAAATTAGAAGGCGCAAATCAAAATAAAGTAAAAACAGGAGATACATTAATTGTAAAAACTGATGTGAACGGACCTATACGAAGAGTGGTAAAAGCTAAAGTCTTAAATGTAGAAGGACAAGCAAGAAACTTTTTAAATGATGAGCAAGGTATGGGTACTGGTACTTTTCAATTACCAGGATTATACATGGAAATAAAACCCTCTGGTTTTAATGTTAACATACCAGATGATGCGGTTATAGAAAAAGGTGAAAAGGAAACTTTAGGAACAGGTAATGATGGTAGATGTAAACATGGTGTTCGTTATGATTTATTTGTAGATGACCCCAATAATCCTGGACAAACTTTAAATTACGATATACCAGCTGGTTCCTCTATTCAATTTAAGATAAGAGTACATAGAGCAGAGCGAGATAATAATTGCGAGGGCTTTGAATGGAAGTGGGAGCAAACATTATTTTCTACGGCTGATTATCCAGACTTTAGAAGATGGTGGATAGGAGACCAAATCAATCCGTCTAATGCTTCTCCTGGTAAAGTACAAGCTGACGGTCCAATTGAGGTAATAAATAAATCAGTGGTTGGTAGTTATTCCGCTGGTGTTG